CCCACCGGAGGATAATAACCATACGGAAGCCTACATTATGGCTGTATCTGATTATGCCGGAATCCCGGCCGACGATCCGATCAATGTAAATGACCGTGAGCAGATGATCCGTATTGTGGCAGGTATGAGCCGTGTGGAGAATGGGGTAGAGGCTGATATGCCAGATGTGATTGACGGATGGAGCTTGTTATGATGGACGAAAGAGACAAAGACGAATTATTAGGTGGTTTGATCGGGTTATTGATAATAGCACTGATCTGTATGCTTACATCTTGCCGTACGCAAGTCCGTTATGTCCCGGTTGAAACGGTCAGAATTGATAGCGTGTTCTTTAACTCGGCCCGGATCGATAGCGTGCTTATACATGATTCGGTCTCTGTAATTCAAAGAGGCGATACCGTTGCCGAATATCGGTACAGGTACATCTATAAGTACAAGGACAGGGTAGACACGCTATATATAAACCGAACAGATACTATCCGAGTACCATACCCGGTTGAAATCGAAAAGAGGCTGACAGTCTGGCAACGGATGAAGATAGAAGTAGGCGGCTGGGCGATGGCGGCTGTCATTGTCATAATACTGATCGTTGTTGGCCGGATGGTTTACAAACTGAAGCAGTAGACTTTTGTTCATAGTCTCTTCCTATGGGGCTGGGAAGTAAAATAAAAGCCCCCAACGTATCACGTTTAACTGCTACATAAAACTGATACACAAGCATAGACACTCGCACGTTGGGGACTTAATATCTTCAACATGAATGTCTATGCTTTTGTTGCATTATGTGCGATAAGTTTTATGTAGCAAAGGCAAAGATATAACTAAAATTCAAACATTATGTGTAAATCTGAAATCTTTGCCAAAATATTAAGAATTGTCTCTAAAGAGACAGAAGTATCAGAAGACCTGATACTGTCAAAGTGTAAACGAAGTGATATTGTTGATTCACGCGGTATCATGGTTGTTATACTATCTGAATATAAATTCAGTGAATCTCAAATATCGTCATTTACCGGATTTACGCAGCAATCGATCAACAAGTTGAAAAATATCTACCCTGACAGAATACGCAGAAATTATCTGCTAAAGGTTATAGTTAGGAATATACGTGAGTCGCTTGATATGCCATTAAGGTGTTTGTAAATTAAGATAACATATTTGTTATGAAGAAACATTGCATAGTTTTTATAGGAGGCTAATACAGAAAAGATAAGGGAACAAGTAAAAAAATCAGACAGTTTAACAACAACTTTACAACAATCCTACAACATTCTACCATTCAATACAATTACTGTTTTGCGACATTTGCGATGCGGTTGATATTGACCGTAACTAAGATTTAAAATACAATGGAAAAAACTTATGTATTTAATCAAGACGGGGCAGGTGGAACGAGTAACGGCTTACTTGCATCAATCCTTCCGTCTTTGCAGAACAGGGGTATTGACACAGGTTACCTCATGGGATTAATGAACGGTGGAGGCGGTAACGGTGGTTTCTTCGGGAACAACGGCGGTTTTCAGGACATTATTGCGTTGATTGTGATTGCTGCCATCTTTGGCAACGGCAACTTCGGTTTTGGAGGAAACAACAATCAGGGTGCCAATGAAGGAAGAGACATGATTATGCAAATGCTTAATCGCAACGGTGTGGACATCGCATCACTTGCCCAGGCGTTGAATTTATCTTCAGACCAAATCCTTGCTGGTATTAACTCTGTATCTCAGGCAATATGCGGTTTAGGCAATCAGATGGGACAGAATACCAACAGTATCATTACTGCAATTATGCAGGGCAATCAATCTATCTCTGCTCAATTAGCCGATTGTTGCTGCAAAACGCAGACTGCGATTGAACGACAGGGGTATGAAAGTCGCTTAGCGAGTTGCGAAAACATGAATACGCTTACACGTACAATGGAAGGGAATACTCGTTCTTTGTCGGACGCTTACCGTGAAGGATTCCAGGCTATTGTAGCCAAGATGGATGCCGCAGAGGCACGCCGTCAGCAGGAAGCCCTTGCTGCAAGGGATGCAAGAATTGCAGTTTTGGAGGGGGAAATCTCTCAGCGTAATCAGAATGCGACAATCTTGAGCAACTTCGGTCAGCAGATCGCGCCGTTGGTAGCCGGCTTGCAGGCATTGCAAAGTGATGTAGACGGTATCAAGTGCAAGATGCCTCCAACGGTATCCGTTCCTTATCCACAGTTGCAGGTGTATAACCCGGAAACCTATCGTGCGGCCGCTTTCGGTGCTTATGCCGGTGACGCGGCTTATGGACGCGGCGGTTACGGATGTGGTTGCAATAACTACTGGGGTTGATCCGGGTAAGAAAGGAGGTAATTATGTGGCCTAACTTTTTTACAGGATTTCCTTTTCCGTTCCCTTCACTTGGCAGGGCAAACTTTAACACCTTGCCAACGGTGGCTGTGACGGTAGGGACGGAGAACGTGACATTAGAGCTTCCGAACCATGCGTTTCGTAACCGGGATTATGTAGGCGGTTTCTATGTCAATATCCGTCAAGCTATCCCGGCTGGAACAACAGCAACACTGCCCATTCTGATAGGGACGAACGGGGACACGAGACCGTTGATGGCTTACGGCGATGTGCCTGTGCGAGTAGAGAACCTTGCCGGTCCGGGTATCTATGAGATCCATTACAACAAATACACGAACGAATTGTATCTTGTTAATGGTGGATATAGACCGACAACTACTCCGGCTCCTACAGCAGAAACGGCTTCTTTGCGAAGCAAGTAGTAATTAACATGGAGTTCTGTGGTTGTTGTAAAAATTGCAAAAACCACACTCCTTTAAAATCAAACAATCATGTTTCAGAATCTTCGAGTAAATAATCAGTTGTATATTCTTCATAAGGAAGCCAAACATTTCATAGAGATTGGTTCTGTGGTAAGCGTTTCTGCACCCAAGCCTAAATATCCTATGCCCGCTCCTATGGGGCAGATACCTCAGATGGAGATGGTCGTAGATGTCGTGGCTAATATTAATGGTCAGAACACGACGTTTCAGAATCTTCCCTCCGGTAGTGATATAGCCGACTTTGGGCAAAACGGGAATCTTGTTGTCTCATGTTCCCGCGATGCGATGAACAATGAAATATCCATGATAAAACAAAAAAGATTGGATAGGGTTAACAGTCGGGACTATGACCTCAGCGTGATAGCATCCTGCGATGAGATGTTGACAATGATCAATCCTGAATTTGCAGAAAAGCAACGTCAAGAACAGGAAATCAACACCCTTAAGGCCCAGATGTCTGATATGAGCAAGAACATGTCTGAACTTATGGAGCTAAACAAGCAATTGATGCAACAGCTTGGAGTTAAGGAAACAACTAAAAAATAATAATTATGGGATCAAATAGAAAACTTGAAGAGCTTTTCAGAGAGTTCGATGCTTATGAAGATGAAGACTTGATGGAAGCGATAGAAGAAGCCTATAAACTTGGTTGCAAGGAAGGCAAGAGAAAAGCAATGGAAGGCGGTATGGGATTCCGAGACGATGACGATGACGACGACGATGAATTCCGCGATATGTGGAGACGCGGTGGAGAAGGTTTCGGTGAAAGGCGCGGCGTGAGAGGAACCGGACGGTATGCCGGGGAATACCGCAGACGCAGACGTTAAATCAGAAGGGGACATTGTGCCCCTTCTTAAAAAGTAAAGATATGAGATTAGATATGTACGATGATTTTCCTTCGGGGATGAAAGCTTATTTAAGCGCATATGGCTGGCATTTTTCTAAGGCTATGTGTGATTGGGCTATTTCCATGATGGAAAAAGAAGATGGAACTGGCAAGAAAATAAAGGTACAGCCCTGGACAAAAGAGCAGATCGACGAAATGCTTAAAAAATATAACGTCGATGTAAAGAAGAAAGGCGGCTATGACTATGTGTATGTAGCCAATATGTGCAAGGCTGATTTTCTTGGTTCCTCCATTCCCCATGATCAATATGCTGCTTTATACGTGAAGAACGTTTGCGACGATCCGGACGCTTACGATGGTATTGTATTTACTCGTTTCTACGCTGATTGCATCGGTTCTGGAACGCCTATTATTTGGGATGAAATGATGTAAATATGATAAGAAGAGACCTATACATAAAGAAGTACGATTGGCAGGTGCATATATTTTATCGTGTCACCTGCTATTATACGGAAGAGCTCATAGGTTTGTTGAAATCAATAGATTGTCCGAAAGACAAGGCAAGAGAGGCTTACAATAATTTGGTGTCATGCAAACTTGATACCGGTGTCACGTACTCCAATTACAAGCTACGGAAATCTGTAATGGTCATAAGCAAGACTTCGTCCCCGGAAGAGTTTTTAAACTCCCTAAAGCACGAATGCCGCCATTTGGAGGATCATATAGCTACGGCATTTAAAATGCCTATAGGAGGTGAAGAAGTAGCGTATTTGGCCGGTTATTTAGGTAGGATGTTGTACGAGGATGTGCAGTTGTTTATATGTGACTGCCGCAAACATAAACGGGAAAAGCTATGTGTAAAGCGAATAAAAAAGAAATAAGAAAATTAAAGAGGGAGTCAGCCAGACGCGAGATTGACCGCCTGGTTGACTCCCTTGACTTCGAGCCGGTCAACTTCAACGAGAAAGTCTGCCGGCTAAGGAGGCTGATGTGTCTACTGTAAATTCGTATATTTATAAGGATTCTTTAAATCTGTTTATTCGGTTCAATAAACTCGACGTTGTATAGATCACAAAATTTCTCGAATGTAGCTATTTCTAAATCATGGTTGAAGATATGGAAACGGCCGAAGTAGTAGGCGAACATTTGTCCATCGCAGAATGTTTGCTTTTTCGCAAGCGCACATTCCCGACTTTTCAATGAGAAGCACACGATTCCCATTCCTTCATCAAGTAGTTGTTTTAGTCGGGAGTAATCCCGGCTGGTTTTGTAGGGTATCATAGGCTAAATTTCTTTTTGAAGTTTTTACATCCCGGACAAAAGAATCCGGTGTCATCACCGGTATAGTCATCTATTCCAAGACGAAAGCGCAACGGACGTTTAAACTTGCATAGTTCCTCGTTGGGTTTGTTTTCCTCTCCTTCTTCTATCGGGCAGAAATGTACGCAGTTATCACAGAACTGGATTTCTTTTATCCGTTTCTCTGCCCCGGTAGGTTTGGGACGTACAAGCCAGTACTTTTCTTCCTTGATAGGACAAGTGTTGCAATAGTCTTTGTCGCCGTAATACAAACAATAAGATTCGCAAAACCATCCGGATATCTCATCAAGAAGTCTCTGTTTGATTTCTTTTTCTTTCACTTTCGTTCAAATCTTTTATTTTTAAATTGATACTTTTCATATACTCACAATCTCTATCACAAGGGCAATTATCATCATAGCAACTATCGTTGTGACTGTTCCAGCAAGGGCATTGCTTATGATATGCCTCTAATTTGGCTTTATCTCGATCTGCTTTCATTTTAGCCTTAATATGATCCGGCAATGCTTCTTGTGCTACCGGATCGAAAGTGATACATTTCGTTTTATCCATAATGTTCAATTCCATTTTGTTATAGATTTACTTATACCAGCGTCCACCGCAATATTTACATACAAAATAATTCCCCATACTCATCACCTGAACTTTTTCATCCACGCATATACGGCACATGCAAATTTTATGATCGCCATCAGACACAGGCTCTAAAATTTTATCATATTCCCAGAAAGATAACTTGCCTTTAGCCGGTATTGGTTCGGGGAATAAAATAGGGTTAGCCAGCACCCAGTTCCACACGCCCTTTTCGGCCCACGGTGAGGGGTGATTCTGAATGCAATCGACTATCTCGACACTGCCGATGATGGCACCTTTCGGCAAATCTTCATTATCTCCGTAAAGTTTGTCCTTGTGTTTGGAAACTTTCTTTATTTGCATTCCGTTAAGTGCGCTCCATCCCTCCTTAACTGAGGTCTTTGCTGCATGAATCAGCACCCTCTTACCTAAGTATTTCTTAGGACAGTTCCAAGTCCTGTTTTCTATATCTTTCAGCCCGGACACAATCAGGCTTGCCCACGGCTGTTTAATTGTTATCGCTTTCATTTAACTTCTTTAATTCGTTAATTTGTTCACTGATAATTCTAATGCGTTCTTTGAGAGCATCTGATTTTCGTGTAGAGAAACCAATTTTGACATGTCGCATCGCATATCCAAAACCTCTTCTATTCAACATTTCAATTTCTCTGCGCTCTTCTTTATACAATCTCTCTTCCAGGACACTCTTTTTCTCTATAAGTTTTTCTATTTTATTCATATTCATTCCTCCGTATTAGGTAGTAAGTCTTCGATGTAGGCATACCTTATTATCTTGTTTTCTGTTATGAATGTGTTCCAATAAGAAACTACGTCTACATTCGCAATTTTCCATATATTGTAAGATACACCACGTTTTGTTTTAAACTCAACTAAGACATATCCCATCTTTACAATAATTTCCCTTGCATCATGCCATACTGAGTTAATATTAGTCCGTGAATTAAACTCATTCCATCGCCTTGCTATCTCATTGCAAAGGACATTGGAACTTTCCACATCTCCCAAATGGATTTCTGCTATTTGGTAGTTCATGCCATCTTTGATACAAAGTTCTGCGTCCAATTCATCGGGACCCAACACACGCTTCCCTCTTGCCGGAATACATATCAGTTTCAATGTATCGGTGTCAAATTCGCCTTTTGCGTATGCCCAATTCAATTTTATTTTTGTCATTTCTTTACCTCCTTGATAAATGATTTGTAATACTTGCAGTTCTTGGCAGATTTCCTTGCTGTTATTCTCCGTTGCAGAGCTTTGCAGTACATCTGACAGTTCGGGCAAGCCTCGTAGTGTACACATTCGCTGCAATGCCTTTCGTCAGCATTTCCGAGGATGTAGGCAATTTCTTCATCCTTGCTCATGTTTTCCGGCTTCCCCTTTGCTTCCTCACGTAATTCTAAAATGATTTTATCAACTTCGAGATTCTTGGCTTCGTATATCTGTTTCAGCCGAAGTGCCTCTGACTTAATCCCCTTGAGAACTTTCTTGCTTATTTTCATTGTTCTATCCTTTCATTCTGCCTAAAAAGGCAAGTTTTAAAACATCGAACTCTTTCCCAATTACCGCAAACTCCAACATTGCGTTATCATCTGCAAGGTCATTAACTCTTAACACGGCATAACTTTCTCCTGATTCGGTTTGATAGGTGTCCAATTCAACAGAACTGATTATACATTCATCATTGCTCTTTCGGAAGAAACTATCAAGACTTTTGAGGATATGATTTTTCAAATAATCATCACCTATTGCAGCCGCAATCTTATCCTGCTTTCTTAATGCGTACCTCATTGTTTACTTTATTTATGCAATCATTTTACGACGAATCAGATTTATATTCTTTTTCACCAGTTTTACTATCTGATCGTGATACTCGCTTACGCCGTTACAGAAGGATCGGGACTGGACGATATCCAGTGTATTCAAGTTTACCTCTATCGTCTCCAATCGTTTTCCAGCCGTGTCCTTTGCCGACAATATCAGGCATTCCGGCCGTCTGTAGTATCCGTTCTGATATACGCAATGGTGCATGACCTTACCTTCCTGATAAAACTGGGTGACACTTTCCAAAGGGCGGATGATTATATCCTCTTCTTCGATTCTCAATCCGAAAAACTTTTCCATCCGCTCGTAGAAGCCGGCTATATCCTTCATTAACTTTTCACGCTTACTGATAGATTGTGCTCGATTCCTTTCCTGTCTCAACTTGGCTTCACGTTCCTGTTTTATCTTTAGTAGTTTATCATGTACAGTCTTCAGGTTCTTAGGGCAGACATAGTGGGCGTTACGCATATCTTTGCCGAAATAAGATAGTAAAGACATATAATCTTCCCACATAGAAGCGTCCTTAATGATGTAATGGTTGCGGTTGCAGATGTTGAACGACGGTTTATAGCGAAGTTGGGAGAAGCCAGTTTTATACATGTGTTTCAACATGGATATTTGCCCGGTCTTCAGACACAGTTCCACATCGTTTCCGCCTTTCAACAAGTCACGTATCAATTTTGACGGGGTTACATCCGGGAACCATCGATTCAGTCCCCGTTTTTTCAATTCCGGCAGCAGCTCTTTCCTTGGATAAAGCTCTCCATATATCGCATACAAATCACCGTAATAGTTATATGGATTACTTCCATATTCTCCTTTGATGCTGAGAGGTGAACTATACGCAAATCCGTTACCTCCCATATTAATCGGTCGGGCTATGATCGTACGTTTTCCGTCTTCACGAATCCACTCTTGAACCACTTCTGTAAAATCATAATACACCGGAGAAGTTTCCTTCCGAACATTTTTCCAGCATAGTATATGCCGGATCACCTGGAACCCGCCTTTCACTTGCAGGATGGACATATACGCCTCTTCACGGATCTTCTGCTTCCGGCTAACCTTTACGTCCAATTGATGATGGCAATAAGGGTATTCGATTTTGTCACCCAATTTATCTTTACTCGTATTGACCCACATCTTACCACATTCGGAACACCATAGCTCATCCTTACATTTGTAGGCAAAATGGTCAAACAGATGCTCTTTGGCCCAGTCTTCCTGTTCCTTCGTGATGGCAGGCAGCTTTCCACTTAACTCCGTCACCCGTTTTTCCAATTTCGTTCTCGGCTTCATATTAAAACAGACTCATTTGTTGGACATTTGCATCTGCTTTTTTCTTTGCAGGCTTCTTTTTGAGCAATCGGTATTGCTCTTCGGCCAACCGTTTGATAGCCGCTTCACGGGCTATTTTCTTCTCTTCTTCTGTTAGTTTTACTTTCTGAGAAGAAGAAACAGAACAACCGGGAGAAACTTTTTCTATCTTGATATCCCTTTCATCATAGTAGTGCACGGCCAGTCCAAAGACTTCCGAGTCACTCATTGCAACAGCAGTTCCTCGTTTACGAGCCTCTCCTAAAATGTAACGGCAGCATTCATCAATACTCTTATTTGGATTGGCAAACTTTGGTGCAAACAGGGTATCTTCTTCTGCTCGTTGTTTCAAATAATCAGCAATTATGTCATTAAAACTTTTAACTTGTCCCATCTTGATTCCTTTTTTATTGCCTTCTCTGTGTAATGTTGATTTTTAAAGGCACGCTCCAAAAGGAGCGCACCAAAAGATTAAAGTTTAAAAGCTGAATGCTGCCACCGCCCGAACCCTGTGCCTGCCGTACTTGAGGTGGTTGCTCGTGTAGCCATTGGAGAAGTACACGCTCCATGCGGTGCTCTGGCTGTACTCGGTACTGGACCAATACCACGCCGAGCCTAACGGTTCTGCGCCTATGTATTCAAGCGCATCGTTTATGCTGTCTTTGTAATGCGCCATTAGGTTGAGTTGTTCCAACGAAGGGATGTATTCGCCATCTTCCAGCAGATTTTTCAACTTTGGATTTCTGGCTACAAGGCGTTCCGTATTGCCGCGTCCGTCAATGTCAAACAGCGCATCACATTCACGTTCGTAATATGTCCCACTTCCGGATTCTTCACGGCTATCATCGTCAAGCAATTGTACGCTATCATGCTCCGTCAGTGAGATTGCAAATGACATGTATCCGTGCTTCAACCCGATGTATCGTACACAATCTTTGGAGTTATCGCCGGTAAACGGCTCTGCGTGTCCGTCTTCGTAGATTAGATACAGTCCGCTGGCGTGCTCTACTTTGTCATCTTTAGATGGTTCGCGGTCGTTACATACGGGTTGGCCACTCTTGGTGATCGCCGGCATGATTACCGACAGGTTTAAATTTTTGATGTTAACATTCATTGTTTTTAAATTTTAGGTAGTTATAGATGTATTAATGTTTCGTGTCTTGATTGATTTCCTTTTCCAGTCTGTCGATCAGTCTTTGATGTTTGGCAGCCACATAGTTACAGTGTATTGCCAAGTTCCTGTCGCGTTCCTTTTCGAGACGCTTTATTTCTTCTAATTTCCAGTCTTTTTGCATGATCATATATTTTTTATTCCGATGTTAATAACTCAACCTCTGTACAACGAACCCACAGACGGCGGTCTAAACAAACCTCATTGGTACTTCGGTTTATGTCGACAACTTTTCTTGTTTTCTGTTTGTATTTGACAGATGAACCTATTTTACATTGAGTTTTGAAAACATTGATTTTCATTTCTTGATTGCTTTTTTGAGTTCTGAAATAATATATTTGCCGGGAGAGTGCAGCCGAGCTCCTCCTCGTTCAGCAGCTTGGATTATGGTCCAAATGGGATGCCCTATTTCTCCATTGTTCGACAATTGGCAAATGATGTTGAACTCGTCTGGAGGGATAAATAATCTGTTCAGCCTGTTGGTCAGTCCTTCGAAGTTTCTTTCTATCCCATCTGTATTGGAATCTTTAGAAAAAAGATTATTTCCGCATCCTCCATTTCCCCCTGCGGGGGATAGAGGGGGAGGATACTTTTCTTTACTTTCTTTTTCTTTACTTTCCTTTTCTTTTCTTTTATTGCTATCATTTCCCGTAGCATTTGCTATAGCTTTGCTATCATTTTCGATAGCATTTGCTATATTTTTGCTATTTCCCCACCTTTTTTCAAGACCTTTCTTTCCAGCTTCAGCTTTTTTTCTACTTTGTTCGTCTTTAATCTCCATTCTTTGTTTGAAACTTTCGGAGTAGAAGTACTTACCGTCATCGGTAAAGACAAATAACCCAAAATCTTCAACGACTGATTTTATCAGGGAAGCGTCTTCACGAAGGTCAAAGGCTATCATGTTATAATCTTTGACACTCGTGTATTCCGGTTCTTCCCTTAATCTTTCAAGGATCATAAAGTAAACACCGTAACCGGCAGCTTTATGCCGCATTCTAAGCCGTATAAGTTTGTCAGAGTTTCTTGCATTGCTATCATGGGGAAAGTAGCTTGTCAACTCTTTCCTTGTTGCCATATCATAAATTCTTCTCCACTTTATCAATATCCTGTCTTATTGAGTCTAAGCGATTCCTTCTCGTAACTAAGCAGGCTTCGAAGTGAATCCAGTTGATGCGTGCAAGAAGCATTGAGTCGGTCCAATCGGTCGACCAGATAGCATTCGTCTTCCGCGATGCTATCCAGTAAGGCATTCTGCACTTTGGCCGACAGGCAATTTTCTTTCGCTATCCGGATGATCATGTTCTGTATCTCGTCAGACTTTTTCTTCCGGAGTATTTTTTTTGCCTCTGCGAGCATTTCGCCGGTACGCATCATGTAGACCATGATGACGGATATGCGCTCTTGTATTTCCGCCGGATTGTTCGAGCAGGTGGTGTTTAGATAATCGCTTATTTCTTTTATCTCTTTCTCCATCGTCATACGTTGTTTAAGTACTCATTCACAACTTTCATAAATTCGCCGATCGAACGGACAACGACATATTTGGCGCCGATCCGACCAAACTCAGCTTCGTATTCCTTCTGGTGTACGGATTGCCTGTTTTTGCCGGCCTTCAACTCGATCCCCATAAACGGGTGTTCTTTATTTGGATATAGCAAAATGAGGTCCGGGACCCCGGCTCTGACACCCATTTGTTTAAACTTCGCCGCCTCGACTGCATTGCGATAGCCTCCGTTAGGAACGTGTATCAGCAAGTGTCTGAGGTTCGCATATTGCAAATCGAACCATCTGACTATTGACTTTTGTAATTGATCTTCTATATGTCTCATTCGTAATCGTAATTATCGTATTCATCCGGTTCATAGTCCGGTATGTCGTATCCAAAATCCATCGAACTGTTTCCTTTCTCATCCTTCATCCATCGGTGTTACAACCGTGTCACGTCCGGTCTTGTCTACGATGATCTTCTTTCCCGATACGGTGATTTCCGTCTTACATCCTTCAGGTAGGGACTGGAAGAATTTACGGACGGATGGATTGTTGGCGTCGGCTGTTTTATCCGTATTTTTGTCATCTTCGGCATCATACGGGAATATATCCACGAGTGCGGTTTCGGTAACAGAAGCGATTTCGTAATCGGCCAAAGTATCCTTCATTCCTTTTTCCAGCACTTCGATAGCTTCTTTCAAATTGGAGGCTTGTGTCAGCATCTGTGCAGCTGTTTTCTTTTCAGCTCCGCTTTTCTCGTCGAGCGTAATAAAGTAGACTTTGATCTTATAGAAGCGGTCGCCATTTTCATTGAAGAATATCTCGGACAACTTTGCCCGTTTGATGTCTTTTATCACAAACTCACCGCTGATAAAAGGGGTTAATTCTTCGATGATACGAGCCTCTGCTTCTGTAAACGACAAGGCATCAACCAAATAGGGCTCCGTCACTTTCTTTTGCTTTCCGTCCTCCATTATCTTTTCATAGGAGACTTTACATTCAAAATATGTACTTGTCATAATTATATGTTTTTTAAAAATTTCCACCTAAAACCTCCTGCTTGTCTGTATTTTCCATTGCATACTCTAGATATGTTCTGGTGTTTTATTCCTGTTAATTTAGCAGCCTGCAATATTGATTCAAATTGTCTTATAATATCCCCTTTATTATCAATCTGAATAACAGGTTTACCAGTCGCAAATTTCTTTTTTAAAATATCTCTTCTGTGTGTCTGGTTTTCAGAAGAGCTGCACCATTCTATATTTGATATATTGTTATTTGTCTTATTTCCATCAATATGATTTACCTGATTTCTGAAAATATCATGAGGCAGGAATGCCTTAGCTACTAATCTATGAATAAGAAAACGTTTATATCTCCCATTCTTAAATAGTGTCACTGTTAGATATCCTTTATTATGTTTGCTACATAATAAAATTCTGGTATTTCTTTTATATTTTCCGGTTCCCTTATTTTCAAATATCCTTTTCTTGGACCTAACTCTGCCCATATTAGAAACTTGATATAGTCCTTCATATCCGGATATATCTTTCCAGATTTCTTCCATAAGAAAATATGATTAAAAATTTGACAATAGACAATCAAAACAATCCTTGTGAGGGCTGCTTGAATGATAGTTTTTGCAGAACTCTGCAAATGCTTCAAAAAGTCCGTTGGATAAGATGAAGTAGTAAGCCTTGTTTTTGGCGTTCTTTTCTATTTCAAACTTTTGATAAGATACAGTTTTCGCACTGTTGGGCGTAGATTGAACATTACTATTATTCACGTTCGCTCTAATACTTCCTGTTCTTGGCATTTTAGGACAAGTATTTGAGTATAGAATGAAGAAAGGCTGTCGCCTCCCGTTCCGCCAAGAACAGTACACACAGCATGAGCAGTGGGTATCCAATGGGAGTGACAGCCTTATATCTTTGTGATATACGCTTTCAAATGAGCATAAAAATATACCCATTTACTCAAGCTAATATGTCTTGTTCTTGGCGTGAACACCACAAAGATACTATTCAAATCACAAATACCAAACATTTCTATAATAATTTTTAATTCAACATCTTTTGTGGGACGGGGCGGAATCGAACCGACCTGACACTATGGCTTACGCAATCACTCCCTTTCGTCCCAAAACTCCCCTCTGCATATCCTCACGGACGGCAAGGGGAAACTAACCTAAACTAATACCATGCAAAACATACTATTCGACTATTCCCAGACTTTCCAATCCGGAATGTATTCGTAATCATTCATTTCAAGCTCCTTTCTAATTTACGGGCCATCTTCCTGCATCTGCGGGCTACATCCAGATCGACCGGCTTAGAGCAGTTGGCGTCTATTAGTACTTGCGACCGACTGAGCAGACCTATGATTGTTTTAACGTCTGTTTTACTTATCCTGTCTTCATCCTCAAGTCATGGAACCTCTATCTTGTCGAAGTCAATGCCGTGTTCGTTCATGAAGTTGCCGAGAGCGATAATATTTTCACGGGTTGTTGTGACCTTGAAGGCACGAGTTAGAAGTTCCGGCTGTGCCGGCACAGGCTGTTCTTTAGGCTGATCCATAAAAGAAGGTTGCCCATTCATCCTTTGATTAGCCGTATTAAAAGGATTGGGTTGGCTAACTTTGGGTTGTTCTGCTTCTACTTTCTTACGTGCTTCTTCCTGTTCTTTTCGTTCCTGTTCAGCTTTGATACGTGCTTCTTCTGCTGCTTGGGCACGTTCGCGTTGTTCCTTCAGACGATTAGCATACTGGATGGTATTGCCAATGTTCATCGTGTCCATATAGTATGTGCGAAGTACGTCAAAATCATCACCGCCAAAGCCTTTAAGCGTTTCAAGATCTTCGTCAACCTTAGCGAAAACCGTTTCAATGTCTGCTTGTACCGCTTTCATGCTTGTGGACTTGTTAAGCCATTCCTGCTTGAAGATTTTCCGAAAGTCGATCAGATTCGTATTTCCATCGTCAAAGTAGGAACGGATAACGGCAAGTTTCTTGTCTTTATACTGCTGTTCGTTCTGCTTGACTACCGTGTCAATCTTGGCAGAGCATTCGCCAATCAATTTTACGGTTTCAGCCACAACTTCCTTGAACTCCCCGAAAGGTTTCATAAATTCCTTTTCGATTTCAAGACGTTTTGAGTTGAGAAGTTTGGCCGCCTTGTTGAGAGCAGCTTTATCTCTCTTTGCCTGGTCGATATTGTCATCGTTATAGTTTGATATATCGTACATGGGAAGAGTTGATTTTACCATGTCTCTGATTTGGATCGCATTAGTAGTAAGGCTACCTAATGTTTTTTCACTAACTACCAGTTCAAGGTCGCTTTCTTTTATTGTTATTAACTGCTGTGTTTTCATATTGGGTTTAATTAATTATTTTATCTATCAAATCGTTAGCAAGGCGTATACGCCTATCCATTTCCGCGAATATTTTTTCATCCGGCAGGATACGGACGATGTGTATCGGATCGGATTGGTATGGATTATAGACAATGAAATATACCTCTTTCGCCCCTGTACACATCATGTGTGCCATGCACTGATAGAAGTATTCATATTTTACGCTTAATAGGGATGCGTTGTCATAAATCTCGTTCTTGTAGCGCATGAATGTTGCCTGGTTGGGACATTTTATTTCCAGACAGGACTTTATGCCGGTGTTCTCGTCGTAGTAAAAACCGTCTGGACTGCTGGCAAAATGTGGAATGGTAGGATGTTTGCACGAACCGACCTCCACAATATGCAGACCGGATATTTCGGCATACAGGTTGCGAGCATCCGCCTCTTGTTCGTTGCCCCATCGTATCGCCTTGCTGGTCACTTCCGTTTGCTTGAGATATTCGGCAAACTGGCTATCGTCATTAACGATAGCCGGATTCATTGCCCTTTCTGATGCTATTTGATATATGTAGCTTTTCCCTGTTTCAGAAAAGATGTCCGTGCGCCCGCTTTTCATTAGTAAGCCGACATTGCTGCCTGTGATATTCCCATGACGGGCGCGGAACCAAGCTATCGTATGCTGTGCTGCATTATCAATCATAACAGGGTTTTTTGTGAGGGTTGTTTACTATCCGTCTCTGCTTTTTCAGCCGGGTATGGTTGCTGTTCTTCCATTTTTTTTTGGACGGCTGCTTTGCTTGCCAGATCGGCCAGCTTGTTTTTTGGCTTGATTTCTTCATATTCGACATCCTGTATGTCGTCAGCTTCTTCTTTAGTCAAGAATCCCATGCTGATTTCAGGACAGTACATACGTTGCCAGAATGCAGCAGCACGATAAGTAAGCATAAGGCTTGGCATTGTAACCCACTTGCTACCGGTTTTTGTATACCATCCTTCCTTAATTGCCGTTTCAATCGTTATAGGATCGGATTCAAGTGTCTCCCCTGTAGAAAGTTCAGTTGCGTAGGCAATACATTCAATGTTGTCAACATCTGTACCGTCAAACTCTTTTACCACTATGGTATTACGCTTAGCAACATTATCCCAAACCGTTTCGTTATATTTGATCTTTCCGACCTTACCGAGACTTCGTTTTCGGTATCGTAGGGATGAATATTTACCACTCATGTTGATGGTAGCAATAAGGAATTTGCTCGACCATGAGGGGTTGCCCTTGACAATGTAAAGGTTTTGCATGACCATCAGCGAATTCACGCCCATACGTGTTGCCATATCAATCGCAATCACACAGTTGCCAACATTGCCTTTATAGGCTTCTGGTACGATTGTGCTTTCCGTGTACATCTTTGCCATGCGTTGCATGACCTCGAACTGTTTCACTATCTGTCCGACCGGAGTAAGTGCAAATTCGGCAGCTTGTTTTGCCTGGGTAATCTGCAGTTCTGTTGTTTGATTTTCTTGTCCCATGTCTTTTATTATTTAAAGTGTTTGTGGATGCTAGGGAATCGAACCCCTTTCTTCCCCGGTCGGGGACGCTTTACCATTAAGCTATGCGCCCTGTTGCCGGTCTTTCCCGGCTGTCAAAATGTTAAAAATATATTGACTGCCTCCCAGCGGTAATTGTTCCCGGATAACCTATCAAAGTACACCGGGATGTTGTTTGAAATAATAAATAGAAACAAAATAACCGGTCTCTCACCGGACGCTGTCCTTTAACAGCGGAGTTGATTAATTAAACATTGATTATTAATACTCACCCTACCGTGCTCCTGCCTACCGGACCATTGCAAATGTCAAGGTCTACCACTTTCAAGATTTGCGGTTGCCGGTCTGAAGCTAGGTTTGCACCTCGGATGCTCAGTTTTTCTTCTATCGACCGAACACCTCTTTGAATTTGTTGTCTAAAGCATTAAGTATTCTAACTCTTATTGCCGGATTACAACTTATATTATCAATCGAATAGATTCTAGCGAGAAGCTGTTCTCTTGAACCGCAGAAACATCCACAAGTATAAAAAGGAGCAATTTGGGGGTAATTGTGTTTATACCACATATGATTAGTTCCTTTTACCGCCACATAGTTTTTAGTGACTACGAAATCGTAGGTTGTTTCTTTATAACCCGGTGTGTTAGGGTTCCCAGCTGCGCTACGGCGGACACCCCAGTTGCTATCCTTAGCCAGTTCAGTTAACATCTCTAC